CACCCGGTGCTGGCGGCGCTGGTGGCGTCGGTGGCTTCGGTGGCTCTGGTGGTGGAGCTGGTCAGATTGGCGGAGGTCAACCGCCCGGTGGTGGCGGCGGTCCCGGTCCCGGTCGCCCGCGTAGACCGCCACGACCCGGCCCCGGTCCTCGTCGCCGGCGTGCGCTCAGATGAAACTCACTGGCCCGCAACTTCTCAAGCGCTTCAGCAAAGCGAAATCAGGGCGGTCAAATTGGGAAGACTTGTGGCAGGACATTTATGACCTGACTCTGCCATCGCGTGAAGGCTTCTATGAAAACGTACCGGGTGAGGAGCGCACCGAAGAAATCTATGACGAAACAGCGCTGGTGTCTCTTGCCGACTTTGTTTCGCGTATCCAGCAGGGCGTAATTCCTTCTCACCTTATGTGGTTCCGACTCGAACCCGGCCCAGAAGTTATAGATCCTTCGGCTCGTAAGGAGCTGCAAGAACAGCTTGATGTTGTCGGCTCGTTCATCTGGGAGGCGATTGTCAATTCCAATTTCGTCAATGAAGCGCAGGAAGTCATTACTGATCTGGCGATCGGTTGGGCCAATCTCATCATCGAGGACGGCATCGACGGCAAGCTGCTTGCATTCAAGTGCGTACCTCAGTGCCAAACCTTCTGGGACACTGGCGGCCCGATGAAAGAGGTCGATGGCGTGTTCCGTGTGCGCGAGAAGATCAAGATCAATGACATTAAACTGATCTGGCCTGACGCCATTATCAGTGACGCGCTTCAGGGCAAGGCCGCCGGAGATCCCGACGCAACAACGAACCTGGTCGAAGCGTCCTATCGTGATTGGCACGACAAGCGCACGCCGGTCTATCGCTATCAGATCGTCGCTGGCGAAGACAAATCGCTGGTGGTCGATAACGAGGAGCGCGGCCTCGGTGCGCGTCCCTATTGCACGCCACGCTGGTCGGTTGCTGCCGGTGAAGTCTACGGTCGTGGCCCATTGGTATCGGCACTGCCTGCTATCAGGACCACGAACCTCGTTACGGAGATGATTCTTGAGAACTCCCAGATGGCTATCTCTGGCCTTTGGCAAGTTGACGACGACGGGACCATCAACGTCGATAACGTGGAGATCGTACCGGGCGCGGTGTATGCACGACCTCCTGACAGTAGAGGACTCGAACGAACCGATAGTCCAAGCAACTTCAATGTTGCCGACATTGTTCTATCCCAACAGCAGGAGAACATTCGCAAAGCCTTATTTGCACAAAATCTCGGCCCGTTGGATCAGACACCACGATCCGCAACCGAGATTAACGCAAGGATGCAAGACCTTGCCGAACAGACAGCAGGACCATCGGGCCGATTGAAAGTCGAATGGCTCGATAAAATGATTCAACGCATCGTGTGGCTTTTCACACGTTCCGGCATACTGGAAATGCCGCAGGTTGATGGGCGCGCAGTGCGCGTCATTGCCAAGTCGCCGATAGCCAGGGCGCAGAAGTTTGAGGAAATTGAGAGAATCCGCGGTTTCGCGGGTGATGTCATTGGGATGCTTGGGCCGCAGGCTGGTCAGCTCTATATCGACCACGATGAGCTGGTTGACGAACTGCAAGCCAAGTGGGAAGTGCCGCAGAAAATGGTACGCAGTGAGGGCGAACGAGAAAGGATGATGGAAGGGGCGGCGGAAGCAGCGGCGTTACAACAGTCGGGAGGTTTGCCAGCTCAATCTGAAATAGGGCAATGACAGACGATGGAATCGGTAAAGACGTAAGACCACCCAAAAAGGACAAACGATCAAAGCCCAAGCAGTACATCGGGCCGGATGGATTGAAGCGTCCACCGAAGTTCGAGCATAACCTTAACGAGAGTTTTGCCATTATCTTCAGCAGCGCAGCCGGTAAGGATGTTCTCGATTACCTCAAATCTGTAACGACTGGTCGAGTATTACCGCCCGGTCTGGATGCCAATGCGTATCCATATCAGGAAGGAGCCCGTTGGCTGATGGGCATAATTGCTACACGAATCAAAGACGGTGAGGACAAAAAACCATGAAATATCTACTCAAATTACTATGGATATTCCTCCCACGCGAAGGCGAGGGCGAGGGTGAGGGCGAAGGCGAAGGCGATCAGAAGCCATTGGGCGGCGACGATCCTGATGCCAAACCGGACTGGCTTGCAGAGAAATTCTGGAATCCTGACCTGAAGGCTCCGCGTGTCGAGATCCTTGGTAAAGCCTACAACGAGATCGAAGGCAAGATGCGCGGTAAGACCGACGAGCTCAAGGATGAGATTCGTACAGAAATGAGCGCGGCAGCACCGGAGAATTACACGGTGAACTTGGCCGAGGATCTGAAGATCCCAGATGGAGTCGAGCTGGATTTCTCCGAGGAAGACCCGCTTGTAAGCTGGTTCTTTGGCTTTGCCAAGGAAAACGGTCTGTCGCAGGAAACCGTTGACAAGGCGCTGAACGAATACGTTGGCATCGAGCTTGGCAACATGACCGACGTTGGTGCGGAGATCGAGAAGCTAGGCGATCATGGACAGGATCGGTTGCTTAAGGTCCACAACTGGCTAGAATCAAAGCTCTCAGACGTTCAGTTTGCATCCATCAATCCGCTTTTGAGTTCAGCGGATCAGGTGGAAGCCTTGGAAGTTCTAATGAAATCAAGCGGGCCAGGAGACTTTGACGGCGACAGCGGCGGTTCCCCATTGACGCTTGCAGAGTTACGCACAATGCAAAATGACAAGCGTTACTGGCAGGATAAAGACCCGGCTTTCATCAAGACGGTCGAAGATGGCTACGCGAGACTTTACAAGGGGCAGTAAACAGCCTTATTATTCGGGTCGAAGGCCGCTACCAAGCGCCTCGGCCCGGGTTCCCCGGCACAACCGATTAAGGCGCCAAGTAGAGATAACCTGAAACGGTATCCTCAATCTACTTGGAGAAATAAATGCACTTGCTCCGATTCGTCCTTGGCTTCATCTTTCCGATGGATGTCAACTCGATCGACACGGCGTTTACGAAGCAGTTTGAGTCAGAGGTTCACCTTGCATATCAACGCTTGGGGTCCAAACTGCTCAACACTGTTCGACGTAAAACGAATGTCGTCGGCAAGTCCACTACCTTCCAGATCATAGGTAAGGGTATCGCTGGCACCAAGACCCGAGGCGGTCAGGTTCCGATTCTTAATCTCGTTCACACCAATGTCGAATGCACGCTGAAAGATCGTTATGGCGGCGAGTTCATCGACAAGCTGGACGAGCTCAAGATCGAACATGACGAGCGTGGAGCTGTCACAACCTCCATCGCCGGCGCTTTGGGTCGCGCATCTGATGCTGACATTGTTGCCATCACTGATACTTTCACGCAAGAAACGACTGATACGGGTGTGGTAACACAGCCGAAGGTCGAGGCAGCGTTCGAGTACATGGGTGAAAACGATGTTCCTGACGATGGCCAGCGGTTCCTTTGCGTTGCTCCGCAAGGTTGGACTGACCTCATGGGTCTTTCGCCCTTCGCATCTCTGGACTATGTTCCCGAGTCTGACCTGCCATTTCCAAAGGTAGGATTCAGTGCGAAGAATTGGTTCTCTTTTAACGTCTTCACCTTCTCAGGCTTAACGCTTACTGGTGGCACCGTTCGTCAGAACGTCGCTTACCATAAGACAGCGATTGGTCATGGGTCGGGACAGGACGTTCAAATGGACATCACCTGGCAAGGCAAAGAACAGTCGCATCTCGCGGTTGGCTCTATGTCGATGCAAGCCTGCATGATCGACCAGATCGGCGGGTATCGCATTCGCTCTACGGAGATTTAACATATGAAAAACTTCTTCATTAAATTAGCTCTCCGGTTCCTTCCCTGTGCATTTGACGCGACGAACATGAATCGTCTGCAACTCGGCACTTGCACCATGTGGGTTTACAAAACGGTCGAAGCGATCGCCGCTGTAGAAGTCTCTGGTTATTTCAATGACTACTACGAGCAGTTCAACAACGGTGACATCATCTGGGTTAGTGACACCAACCTAAACCTGATTAACACCCTCGGTGTTACATCGGCTGATGGTGCTTCTACTGTAACTACGCTTGTCGCTGTAACGTAAATAGCGGCTTGCTACAGGAGTTGGGCCGGGGTTAGTTTTCTAGCCTCGGCCCTATTTGCATATGGCCCAAGCAGATCGAATTGATATTTCCAACAAGGCTTGTCTCGGTGCTGGTGTAAACAAAATCTCCAGCTTTATCGACGGCACAGCCGAAGCTATTTTCTGTAACGAGTGGTACGAGCTGATAGCTACCGCCGAACTGTCGATTTACAAATGGCGCTTCGCTACCAAAACATACGATATAAGCAGCAACATACTCGCCGCGGCCCCGGACACGAAGTACAACACCGCGTACACGATACCGAACGATGTTCTCTCTGTTGATACCGTTCTCGTCGGCGAGACTCCGATTGAATATGATCGCTATCAGGATGAGATCCACACCTTCGATACCAGTAACGATACGGTAGTTCTCAAGTATCGTTATCGCGCTGATGAGAGTGCTTGGAATCCGTACTTCACGCTGCTTGTTGTTTACCGGCTGGCAACAATGCTTTCGTTCTCGATTGCTCGCAAAGAAGAAGTTGCGGCCTCGATGAAGGCACTGGCCGACGAACACTACCGGCGAGCCAAGACCGAGGACGCTCAGGCGCAGACAAACCAAAAAGTCAATCTTCGCAAGATTGTTCGCGCAAGAGGCGGGAGTCTCGATAAGTTCTGGCGTAGACGCTAATGCCAAAATTCCGCAACTACCAAACCAACTTCTCCGGCGGGTTGTTGTCTGATGGAATGCTTGGTCGCCTGGATCTGGCTCAGTACGAAAACGGTTGTAAGCAACTTGACAACTGGTGGCCCAAAGTAACTGGCGGTATGCGTCGTCGGCCCGGTTCGGTTTACCTGAATACTCCGACCAATGCCGTAAGGCTTGAGAGCTTCGTCTTCTCTGAGAGTCAAACCTATGTCGTTGTGTTCTGTTCTGACGACACGGTTCGATTCTACAATTTCGATACCGGCGCGGAGATCGACAATATCTCGCTGTCTGTGACTACCGACGAAACCGTGATTAAGGAAATGTCTATCACGCAAACGGCTGATGTCATGTTCTGCGCGCATATCAATTTCCCGCCGATCATGCTTCGCCGCACCGGGGCCAGTACCTTTGTTGAGGAAGTATTCGCTTTCGAGAGCAAATACATTTCTGACGCTGGTTCTTACCCATTAGCGATGCCGTTCGTGAAGTATGAGGATTCCGAAGTTACGATGGCCGTCGATGGTTTTCTTGATGGCACAAGCGTAACTGTCACTGCAAGCGCCGCCGTATTTACGGATCGGCACGATGGTCGTGCGCTTCGCTATCGCGGCAAGCAGATGCTCGTTACTGCCGTACCCGTCAGTCAACCGGCATTAACTTGCACAGCAACAATCAAAGAGGATCTGGATCGTGGCGCTGTACTTACCTTTGATCCGTCTGAGCATTCGGCACAGGATTTTCTTATTGGCGAGATTGTTGTAGGTCGCGATTCAGGCATCAAGGCTGAAGTAGTTGATCAAAGCAATGCGACCATCACCGTAGCTATGATCGCTGGTGTATTTCCCGCACTGTCAACCGAGGAAGTTGAAGGATTAGATAGCGGTAACATTGCCGTGATAACCGGAAACTCTAATGTGAATCCGGTAGCCGTGGCCGATTGGGATGAAGAAGCATTCTCGGACGAGCAGGGATGGCCGTCTGTAATCGAGTTCCACGCGCAGCGTCTTTGGCTCGCGGGTAGTTCCTCACTTCCAGCCCATATCTTCGGGTCAAGGACTGCTGCGTTTTTTAATTTTGATGTTGGTGACGCCTTCCCTGCTGATTCTATTCAGGTTGCCGTCGCTGGCAAGACGATCAATTTGGTTGTCGATATTGTCAGTGGTCGCCATTTGCAGATATTTACCGATGGTGCTGAGTTCTATGCTCCACAAACTGACGACCTTCCCTTGGTCCCAGAAACATTCGATCTTGTAAAACAAACGCTGTACGGATCGAAGCGGCTCATTGAGCCCAAGGTGTTCGATGAGTCCACGCTGTTTGTGCAAGCACAGGGCAAAGCTGTACGTGAGTTCATTTGGATCGACCAGCAAAAAGGTTATTCAGCAGATGGCATTTCGCTAATCGCTGAAGAACATCTCAATGATATTCAGGAAGTCGAGGTGCTGTATGGCGGCTACGACCGACCAGAGCAAATTGCTTTCTTTGTCAATGGTGACGGCACGATTACGTGGTATCACTCTGCACGCGCCGAGGCTATCAGAACGTGGGGCAAGTGGACGACGGATGGCGAATACAAATCTCTGACCGTCCTGCAGGACACTCTGTACGCCCTGGTCGAGCGCACTCCGACAGGAGGTAGTCCTACGATTATGCTCGAGCGTTTCGAGCTGCACATGACTGTCGATAGTGGCATCACGAAAGTTTCCAGTGGCCTGACGCCTGTTACCGGATTCACCAATCATATGCCGCACTTGCCGGATACCGAAGTTGAGGCGGTGGTAGCTGTCACGGCTGACGGCGCCGGGGATATTGGTGGCGCTGGTTCATCGGATCAGGAGCTCGACGCGGATTACTTCATTGGTCATATCACGACTGGTGCAACTGGTAGTACCGGCATTGGCGATGAGATCAATATCGAAAATGTCACCAACATGACCTGTGGCCTTGGCTTTACTCAGACGCTTGAGACAATGCCGATCGAAGTCAAGGATCAGCAAGGCGTAACAACTGGAATGCCAAAGCGTATCGTATCGGCTGATGTATTCATGGCATCAACGCTTGCAATAACACTTGAAGGGAACAGAATTAAAACCTTCCTCGGGGAATTGGACTTAGCAACAAGACCCTTGGCGATTACCGGACCTCGTAAATTTTATCTGCTTGGCTATAGCGAACGACCAACGCTGACGATTACGAATAATATCCCGGTGCCATGTGAGGCTCTTTCGCTTGGCGGTGAGGTGGAATACTAATGGATGGTGGAGCAAGTTTTTATATCGCGATGGCGGCGATGGCGGCAGGTACAGCCGTTCAGACCATCGACACAATGAACGCGAACAAGCGCCGCGAGGAGATCCTTGCACAAGAGCTTCGCGCAAACGAGCTGGCCGCGCTTGATGAGGAAAACGAAAGGCTTATTGCTTTGCGTCTTGCTAATGAAGAAATTCTTGCTGGTGCTGGTGGAGTTGATGCTTGGGCATCACCTTCGCTAATTGCTGCTAGAAACTTCAACTTTGAAATGGGGATGCAGGATATTGCAAACCTGCGTTACAACATAGCAGGCTCGCGAGCTGGCACTTCTGCTCGTATTGCAATACTCCGAGAAAATAGCAGGGCAACTCAAACTGCTGGAATCTTAGAGATTGTAGGCACTGCGTTTTCAGCAATGGATGCGAGAAGCCAACTTGCTAAGACAAAGATGGACCCCGGCGTATTGTCTGCTCAGGGAAATCCGATGTCGCCACTTCCGTCGAAACCATCAACCCTTACAGTCTTTGGGAATCCTAAATAATGGCTAGACTCCGCAGACAGATTGGGATCAATACCGCAGCGGTACGTTTGCCTGAAACGACAAGTGTTGGCCCTGCTCTCGTTAAGACGGCAACAAGCGTAGCTAACCTGGCCTTTGAAAGAAATGCCGATAGGGTTACGCAAGAAGCACAGATGGCCGCGGCTGCACTCAATTTTGAGCGCGACGGTGATGGCAATCTAACCGCTCCGAGTTTGCCGCTTGCAGAGAATGGCTTACTGGCTCCAAGCATTTACGACCGCGCTTACACACAAATGGTGTCAACTCGTTATCTCAATCAGATGAAGATTGATATGGCGAAGCGCCTGAATACGATTGCCACAGAAAATCGTTTTGATCCGAAAGCCTATGATCTGCTCGGTAATGCCTACGTCAACAAAATGACTGAGCTGGCACCGGATATGCTCAAGCCTGATGTGAATCAGAGTGGGCAGGTAATTACGGTTGAACACTACAACCGGATCATTCGAGTAACAGCAGAGCGCGATCACGCCGAAGCGCGTGAGGTACACCTTAATTCCATCCAAACGATCAGGAACGATCTGATCGGTTACGTTGAATCCGACGCACCACAAGATGTTATTAACGCACAAATGATGAAGCTCCGCGCTGCGATTGTAGAAGGCCGAGACATCAGGGAGGGCGGGTTCAGTTTTTGGAATGACGCAGAAATGTCCGATATGTTGGATGACGTTGAACAAACCTATGCTCTTTCGAGATTGGTCGCCAGCGTCGTCAACTTGCCAGATGATCCGGTTGCTCACGCTGAAGCGTTGCAAGCCTTGACTGATCTTGCTCTCGGTGAGGGCTCGATTCAAATGATTGATGAATTTGGCGAAGCGTATATATCCCCGGTGGCTGAGATTTGGCCCAACCCTGCCGACCGTATTGCGCTTTCCGCAATCGCCAGCGATGTACTTCGCCTGAAGGGAATTGCTTTTCAAGGAGTGCGTGATGCACGACTGGATCGCAAAGTGATTGATTTCTTTAACTGGTTCACGCCGCACGCTGTACACAATCTACCGAAGGGAATCCCATTAGACATAGACCGTCTTTACGATGAGTTCTTGAAGGCGGACGCTGATGTTAAGTCTTTTGGTTTCGACGACACATTACGCGAAGCTATTGCAGATATTATTTTAGGCACGCTGACTGGCGGCCCAAACATGACCCAATGGGAGGAAGATTTTATACCCGGTTGGCAAAGCTGGAATGAACGATTTGAAGCTGAAGTTCTTCGACTGCTTGACGGTGAACCAATGGAGTCGTACAGCAAAGAAGAACAGCGTGAAATAGCCAATGCTGCTTATGACACGATTGGTAGCGTACCTGGCGGTCACGATCAGACCCCAGATGGAGCGCGGGAGATCTGGAAATACTACAACGGCATGACCGGCCTCGAGCTAGATCAAGGTTTTTACGATGACCTGATTGATAACCCCAATCACCCGAGATGGGCGGATCTTGACTACTTTGTTCCGGGCCAGCTCGCGCATATCGGTATCTGGCAAAAAGAATTGAGCGACGCAATCATCGGCAGGCTTATGGACCCCGAGGGAATGAATACCTCAACCCTTACGCAGACAATGAGATTGGCCCGTAGGTTCTGGGACTCGCCCTCATTCAGAGACAATATGCAGGACAAGAACGCGCTCGGCCCGCAGGTTGGTGGTGCGCTCGAACTGATATTTGATAATAACGGAATGATTACTGCTGACAACGTACAGAAGGTTTTGGAGAGCTTTGGTCGTTCCGGCTACAACCCGCATATGAAATATGATGATATGTCCGATTTGGTAAAAGCCGAGTGGGAAGCAAAGGCTAAAGCCTATCTTGAAACGAAATTCACAAACAACTGGTGGGCGCTTGGAATTATTGGAATGGGTGTGAAGGGCGTAGAAGTGCCGCGTTGGTTTGAGGGTGGCTACAATCCTCTCGCGCCACAGCTCACCGGGATCGACGGGATCTACCAAGATCGGATTATTGGTAAGCTGAAACTGAAGTCTGGTCGCATGGACCCTGATAATCCAGACGCATTCTCTCCGTTCATCAATGACGCTGTAAACGAGGTCATGAAAGAGAATGGATTGGCTCCAACTAAGATCGGGTTCAGCGCGACCCGCTACAGCAATTACTATGAGTGGAGTGGTTGGCCTAACACTTGGCCGAGAGAGTTTTCAAGACCGACCTGGGCCATTGTTCAACGACCGCCTGAGTGGTATGTCGCTCAAGACAAAGATATTTCTAAGGGTGGGGTTGTCAATCGCGATGCAATGGTTTATGTCGAGGATAACTTCCAGAAAATTCTTAATGATTATAGTGAGCAAACGTGGCCGGGCGAGGAGCCGCATTATAAGGCTGGCGTAAATGCCGGTCTTCGGTATTCCGGGCTTAATACTGCACCCGACAGGCTCGGCCAGCCAACTTGGGAAATCGTTCTTCTCGCCAGAAATGGGGTTGACCAGAAAATATTGACCAAGCAAGGAAAGTGGGGAGATGTTCGAGTTCTGTTCACTTTGGAGAATGCTCTCAAGCGATACAGAGAAGATAGGCAAGCTGGTCGCCTTTTAGGATCAGAGGCTTCTGGCCGGATTCGGACGTACCATCAAGAATACAGACCGTATTACACAGGGCCGCGTCCGTGACAGGCAATCGCATATCCGACATTCTTGGATCGCCGCCGCCTGTTTATCAATCTGAGAAGCAGCGTCATGGCACTCGCATGGATGCGGTGCGTAATGCCTATATGCTGGATACCTCAATAGGACAAATGACAGTACTGGCTGCAACGTCCGAAGCATTTGGCGTTCCGTTGGTGAGAATGTTTCGTCGAGTCCAGCCCGGTTACAGTCCATACAATCCAGAAACGGAAAATCTGGACGGATTTGGTTATTGGATGGATGAGTTCAAAGATTCAACGTCGCCTGAAGAAACGGCGATGATTAAACAGATGATCGAAAACAATCTCGATATGCGTATGGAGCTCGAGGGGTGGGGCGGCACACGCTTGGCTACCAACTTCCTCGATCCTATCAACTTGATCCCTGTCCCATTTGCTCTTGGCAAGGGTTTTTCTGAAGGAGCGAAAGTCGCACTCAAGCGTGGTATTCCTATTGTTGCCGGCACTGAGATTGTTAGGCACAACATTGATCCGACTTCCACCGTGGAAGAAACCATATTTGCTACTCTTGGTGGCAGTCTGTTCATGGGTTTGATCGGTGGTGCTGTCGGCAAGATCCCGAAGAACACGATTACTGTTGGCGAAGCGCTTCGTCGAATAACTCCACCGCCCGGCACTACGAGTATGTCTGTTGGCATTCCGTGGTCGTATGGCGGGACCAGGGCCAGTCTGTTTGGTCGTGCAACTCGCGCACTCAAGTCTGCTGTTGGTTACGGAGATTCGATAGAAACTCGCGTTAATCCTGAATCTTTCTCGCTGAAGATTATTGACGACGACCCAAAACGTATCAGGGTAAATGTTCATTATGGCGAGGAAGGATCAATACTAAGTGCTGTTCGAGTTGGCGATGAGCTTCAAATTAAATCGCTATTCGTACCAGAAGAAATTCAGCGCAAAGGTATTGGTTCATATGCTGTTCGTATGGCCGCTAAGTATGCAGAGGATCACGGTCTCCGCTTGGTGTCAGACCATACTATGACGCCGGATGCTTTGAAGTTGTGGAAGTCTTTTGAGGCTGAAGGCTACAACGTCCACGAAAATAAGAGCTTCAGCACAGATCCAGACGGCACTCGCTTTTCAGTTGGTGATGAGGGCAGGCCAAGTTTAGATCCACTGTTCGAGCTCAAGCGACAAATTGATCCAGACCAAATGCCAGCGGAAGCGCGACGAGCTATTGAGGAAATGGAGCTTGCGGCAAGGGAAGCTGAAGCAGAACTGAAACTTCACCACAGGTACATCAAGGAGCTGAAGCAACTTGTTAAGCAAGCTGTTGCAAAAGCTGGAAAGGCTGTCGTTGCTGGCGGTGCAAAGACAAAGGCAACGAAAGCTGCAAAGATCCTGAAGGATGAGTTAAGGCAGGCACTCAAAGATGAGAAGGGACTTCGTGATAATGCGATGCTGGCTCACCGTCAGGCTCAGGATATAAACATCAGATCAATCGAGCTGCTTGACGCACAAACTGTCAAGGATTGGGATCTGTTGCCGACTGGCTACAACAAACTGTTGGGCAAGCTGGATCAGTTTCCGTGGTGGAGGCTACTCAAAACACCATTGAGAGGGATTGCACCGGACCTGGCCGTTCGCTATCAGATGTTTGCACTGAAGATCGCGTCGACGCCCGGCCTGAACAACAAGGGCAACAAGCTCAAACACTCAACCGGATCAAGCGTTGAATCTCTTGCCATTATTCATACTGGCCGGTGGCTGGCTGCTACCCGGGAAGCTCAGAACATTTACCGCAAGTACATTGGTCATGGTGCATCGTCCGGACAGATCAAGCATTTTGTCATTGACCAAACTCAGCGAGTCCGCGGAGCGCTTGAGAAGTTTGGCACTGGCGAAAAGCCGACGAAGACCCCTGATGGATTTCTCACCATTGAGGAGTTTGATCTTCAGATCAGTATTGCGATCGCGCAAGGTGGTAAGCATTCAGAGGCCGCGGTCGCTAAAGCGGCGGCTGGTTATGTCAAGGCTTTGAAGGAGCTTGGTGACGAAGCCAGAAGGCTTGGGATTACTGCCACACAGAAAAACATCGCTCGCCGCATCGAGAATCTCAAAAGGCAAATTGATGACTTTAATGAGAAGTGGTCGGAAAAATATGACACAAGGCCAAGAAGTCTTGATGATCTCGAGGCTGAATCTAAAGCACTTGACGATGAACTTCGGGAATTTGCGACAGAGTTAGGAGTTAGCGATCCTGATGCCTATATCAATTTAACTCGTAGAGTCTTGTTAGCAGAAAAAGACGATGCTGCACGTTCTGTTGATCCCGATACAGGCAAGAGTTTTACCATTGATGAGCTAATGGCTCAGGTAAAAAAAGAAGGCGGTACTCTTGAGCTTGGTGCAGAATTTTCTCGCCGTCGTGGTTACACACCAGAGGAGATTGAGGATTTTGTAAGTTGGCACGATCAAACTAAAGCATATATTGATTCAGGACAAATTAGTGCTAATGATCTGGCGGCATTAACAAAAGAAGTTGGTGATGCGTTGAAAGCTCCATCACAGCTCTTGAGCCTACCGGAGTTACCGCCAGGTTTAAGGAGCGCACGCGACAGGTGGGTTTTGGAGATTGAGGAACTTTTAGGTTTGGAGCAAGCCTACAGGGTTTCAGATAATCCTAGCTTCATTCACCGTATGTGGATCGCGGAAGAAGTAAAGGCTCAGGAGATTGAGCTAAAAGCTATGCTCACCCGCGAGTTCAATCAAAATCCAAAGCAAGTATTCAAGGATGCTGAGGGAAATGTTGTTCGTGAACATCCAGACGTAATACTTGCCAGAGTGAATGAGGCTTATGCTGGAATCTTGCATGAAGCAGATACCGGCAACAATGGCGCGTATGCACCAAAGAGCTCACACAAGCGTCCGTGGCTTGAAGCTCGTAAGAAAGCGATCGAGGATGGAACATTTCGCAATGCCGATGGCAGCGAGGCAAGCCCCAAGACCAAAGAGGTAATGCTAGAAATCATCGACGCCAAGCTCGAGCAGATTGCTCGCGGCGGCGGCGGTGGTGGAGTGTCCGGCCCTTTAATTGCCCGGGAACTTGATCTTGACGATGTATCGCTTCTGAAGATGGGTTTGATCGAAGGCAATGTTAATACGTGGATGCAGCACTACGTTTCCCGAACTGCCCCAATGATCGAAACTGCCAGAATGTTTGGTGATGCTCGGGCGCAGCAGTTTATTGATGAACTCATTTCAGACACATGGGCGCGAGCTGAAGCTGAGACTGATCCAAAAATAAAGAAAATTCTTTATGAGGAAGCGGAGGGCGGTGCTGTTGCGATGAACGATCTTCGCGACATCGTTCACGGCACATGGCAAATCCCCACTAATCCTGATGCGATTACTCCGAGAATACTGAGGATGTTGCGTAACTTTAATATCCTTGGTGCGATGGGTCGCTCGGTAATGATGGCCCTGGGTGACATTGGCAACGTGGTTGTGAGTCAGGGTTTCACTCGTTCGCTTGGTCACGCTTTTGAGAGTTTTGCATCTGGTATTACTGATGGCAGTATCAAGATGATGCGTAATGAGGTTGACTTGGCCGGCTCGGTTAGTGAAGTCATTCTCGGTATGCGTTACCACCAGATGACAGACTTTGGTATTGCGGTTGGTTCGTCGAAGTATCCCGGCTTGGCGCGGTTCGAGCGCGGGCTTGCGAATGCTTCGCAACGCTTCTTTCTTTACAACCTTCTTGGTCCTTGGACCGATATGGCTCGGCGTTTTTCTGGCGGTATGTTGCAATCTAAGATCATCGAAAACTCTCTCTTGTGGAGGGCAGGCAATCTTGCAGATGATGAGATAACTATCATGACCCGGCTTGGCATTAACGAGAAACAAGCCATTCAGTTCGCCGAGGAATGGGAAGCAAGCGGCAAACTCAAACATGGAAAGATGTACATTGCCAATACTTCCGAATGGGTGAGTGAACAGGGAACGCGAACATTTCGTGCTGCGCTGAATACCGAGATCAATCGCATGGTGCCGACGCCCGGCGCGGTCGACAAGCCGAAGGGGTTGCTCAAAGGGGAGTGGTGGAAGGTAATCGGCCAGTACCGAGGTTTTAGCATCGCCGCCACACATAGGATCATGGGCGCTGGCATCCACCAGAAGGGCGCTCAGAAGTACTCAGGACTGGCCTCGATGGTCGGGATCGCCATGATGGTCGACGCCTTCAAACGGCCTGATTACATTCAAATGCCGTTTGAGGAACAGATCCTCAGAGCTGTGGAATTGAGCGCAGTTACAGGCATTATTCTTGATCTGAATGACACGCTCGAGCGAGCCACCGCCGGCGCCATTGGAATACGACCAATGCTCGGTATGGACATTCGTGAGCGCAGTCCCAATTGGGCTAACAGGATGGGGACATTGGGTGCTGTACCTAACCAGTGGTTGACCCTGATGTATGGCCTGACGGCTGATGAGGCTGAGACTGACGACCTTGCCAGAGCGATACGCTACATGATTCCATACAACAATCTTCTATGGTGGAACGAGGCATTTACAAGAGCGCAGCGTGCATCCGTAGACTTTATTGAGGACAGAGAACAATGACTCAAATTACCGTTCCAGATGTAGCAACTGAAGTTACCTACGCAGCGACTTCATCGACGACCGGCCCGTTCACTGTGCCGTTCATGTTTTTTGAAGAAGGTGATGTGAAGGCTACCGTCACTGACATCAACGATCTTGAAACTGCGTTGGTTGTCACCACGGATTTCACGTTCGACAGCAAAGATACTCCGGTAGGACAGGAGGGCAACGGTTACGAGGGTGGCGTTATTTCCCTGAACTCTGCCATTGGTGCTGACGGCGATTCCTCGATCCGCATTTACCGCGATACCGTTGTTGCCCGGACAGCCAACTATCCGAACACCGGCCCATTTAGTATGCCGTTGCTCAACGATGAGCAGAACAAGCACATTGCGATCATGCAAGAGATTGAGCGCAACATCATTGATACAGCTCAGGAAATAATCGGTGCTGAACTTCAAACTCTCGATGACGTTTGTACGCTTGGCAATATAACCGATCAAGACATCAATCTTAACGGCAGCGATCTAATCGTAGATGGCGGCACAATCTTTATTTATGCAGACATCAATTCGCCGCCTGAGCTTGGATCATTCAATGCTCGTTTGGAAATCTGGGATGCTGCTGGCGATAGCAAGATGTTCGACCTGGGTTTCACCAACGCCGGCAACCTTCAGATGGAGAACTTTCAGAACGGCGGCACGATGGAGTTTTACGTGCATGATGCCGCCAACAACATGACCACTGTTTTGACTGCTGATCCTGATGGAGATACACACCTAAACGCTGACAATGAGTTGGTTCTTCAGTATCGCAATCAAGATACTTTGATCGTAGCTCAGTATGAAATACGGTGTGATCGCGAGCTCAAGATCCTTGAGTCGGCTGCTGGATCTATTGCCGGCGACACGGCTGCTTACGGTCAGGTCTGGGTCAAGGATGATGTACCAAACACGCTGATGTATACGGACGATACTGGCGTTGATTACGATCTGACTCACAACCCCACTCCAATCAACAACCAATCGGCCAGCTACGAATTTATTCTTACCGATAGCGGCAAGACCGTTAGATTTACTGGTGGCACAGTTTCACAGTCTTACACCATTCCTGCTGAATCGGCCCTCAACTTTCCGTATGGCACGATGATCGGCATTGAGAACGATGGCACAGTACCTATCACGCTGGTTATCACCACCGATGAACTAAAGTGGGCGAAGGACAATTCGACAGGTACTAGGACGCTGGCCGCGGGAGCTGCGGCGGTCATTAAGAAGGTGGCCTCAGCGAAGTGGAAGGTTCATGGTTCGGCGCTGGTGACGTAATGAGCTTGCTAAAACAACAGTACGCATTGCAGGACGAAAGCTGGATTCAAGGCGCGATTCAGGTACGAGCTGCTGCTGCGTGGTTTGATAGCAGCGTGCATGGAACGGCAGAGCAAGACATACCGAATCCTGCTGGCGTCCAGGTCGGCGACACCTTGTTCGTTTTAATAGCTGAAGCGAAACTTGGCGCATTTGCCGGACCCATTGCGCCCTCTGCTGGTTGGAGCGTTGTTGCTTCTGGTATCGCTGCACCGGCCTTTGGACGTTATCAACTGTATTGGAAAGTGGCAGATGGCACAGGAGCCGATGTTTTCAGATTGCCTTATGATGGTGCGCCTGCTGTGCCTGCCAGAATCGCGCAGATGGTTGCGATCACAAACGATGGCTACCCCGGAACAGCGCTTTCAATGTTTGATGAGACAGCCACCTATGCTGCCAGCGATGCGGATTGGGATGTCGCCACAATTGGTGTAGGCATTCACGCAAACAATACGGCGCTTATCTTGGTCTGCTGCCGGGACGCTGAAAATGCTACTTACCCGATCAGTGGTTCAGTCGTAGACAACAACCCAGAAACTATGGAAACGCTAGGCGAGCACTTCGTACAAAGGGACACGAACCCGGAAGATGCACTTTGGGCCGGATGGTATTTTATTTTCCAACCGACGTCGGCAGCGATGGCGGCCTTTGAACAGGGCTATGCTCCTGATCCAACGACCGCCGATGACTCATGGACCAGTTACACTAGATACAGGCAGGTATAGAATGTTTACTTTCTTTGGACGAATGATGCAGGGCAAGCCGGCGAAACCAGCACCTACCGGCCACGCAACAGATGATCTACTCATTGACGATAATGGCGATCATTTATTCATTGACGACTCGAACAACGATGTTCGTAAGATAAACGATTAGAGGATTCGACATGGCTGACTCCACATTACCCAATCTTGTTGCAGTAGTAACGCCTGCGGCTACCGATCTATTCGGTGTCCGACAGAGCGGGGACACCCGAGACAAGAAGATGACTCGCGCCCAGGTTCACGCGCTCCAGAGCGGCGAGCATCTTGTACTACCACAAGTCGACGAGGTAGCGACACCAACGCTGGCCTTTGGCGACGGCGATAGTGGTTTCTATGAGAGCGCAGACGATACGATCGACATAGGTATCGCTGGCGTTGCGAGGTGGCAACTTTCCAGTGACAATTTATTGGCTGTCGCGGTTGGTGGTCCGGCAATTTTTAACACCCCGACGAACGGTGTGACCCCAATTTTCGCAATCAACAATGACGGGGATACAGGTATTGGCTCGGCTGGAGCAGACAAACTCAGTCTCATAGCGGGTGCTGTTGAAGCTCTCCGTTTAACCTCGGCGGGGACTGGCGTTATTCAGTCACCAGCAGCAAAAGTAGGATTAACGGCAGACGTTAGCTCCATTCAAGGTGGCGGCGTTATCCTTTCGTCTTACAACGTCTTCACAACGGTTGGCACGGCTGGTGATGCGGCAACGCTCCCTGCAGTATTCACCCCCGGCACTGTGATCTACATCAAGAACGATGCAGCCGCAAACGCAATGGATATATTCCCTGCCTCCGGCAACGATCTGGGCGAAGGTGGTGACACGGCATTGTCCTTGGCCGCGGGCGAGTCTGTAACCTTCCTGGCGACGGCAGCCGATAGCACTTGGACAAAACTGATTGCGCCTCCAGCCGGTGTCACACAGACAGGCACGAACGCCAACAACCAAATCGCTCACTTCACAGAGTCGGGCGTCATTACCAGTAATCCCGGTCTGACTTGGGATGGCAGCACCCTTGAGACTGTAGGCATTACAACAATCATGGGTGGTGACATCAAAGCTGGCCCCGCTGGGGCGGCGATGCTGGATAAGACTCCAACGAGGACTGCCCCTAGTCTCGTACCATACACCGGCGATCAAGATACTGGCTTTGGTTGGGAGTTCGCCGATACCATGTCGATCATCATTGGTGGCGAAGTAGCCGTGGAGTTTCTGGAAAACGCGGGCGAGACGACGATGGCCTTCGGTAACAGTGTAGGGCAGACTGCACACACAGGATCATCGCAGGGCGATGGACCCATAACCAAGCAGTACAATGAATACTCGACCGTTGCTAATGCTGGCGATGCTGCTACGTTGCCCCTAAATTTCAAGGTCGGCACGACGCTCACTGTCATCAACAACGGCGCGAACAGCATGGATGTGTTCCCTTATGCCAACGACTACATCGACAGCTTGGGACAGAATGTTGCATACGCTCTCGCGGCTGGTGACTCGATCACGTTCTTCGCCACAGTACAGCACAGTAATTGGGTAACTCTAGTCCCCCCTGCTTCTGGTGGTGCTGACCCATTACTGCTCGGTGATGGTGATGCTACGAATCCGTCGTTTGGCTTTACCTCCGACTCGGAATCTGGCTTGTGGTCGCAGGGTGCAGGCTACGTCAATCTCAGTGTTGGTGGAATTGAGATGCTCCGCGTATGGAACGGAGATACTGACAACTTCAAGTCATTTAACTTCTCGCCAACTGGTACTTTTGGCTGGCGCTCCAATCCTACCATTGCCTTCGGTGACGGTGACTCTGGGTTCTACGAGGATTCAGACGACTCGCTTGTCGTTGCAATCGGTACGCAGAACAGGTGGCAATTCACTAACACATACATGGGCGGGTATAGCTCTGCTGGTGGTGCATTCATAGACACCAACGGTCCCTCCTCGGCCCTACCAAGCGTAGTACCGTACCGGAATGATGCGAATACCGGACTTGGATTCAAGCGATTCGGACAGATGCAGGTTTGGGCTAACGCGGACGAGTGTGCTCGCTTCATGGGTGGTGAGGGTGCTGAACCATGCACCTACTTCAACGGGATCGAAACAGATTTTGTTTCTTCTGGTGTGTCCAACGGCACGACCACGATTACTAAGGCTGGTGAGAATTTCTTAACTGTTGCAGCAGTTGGTAACTGGTTGAATATCCAACGGGCGCAGACCACACCGGCAGATGAAGGCAACTACATCATCACAAGCGTTGTGTCCGACACCGAGTTGACCGTTGACCGTGCATTGGCTGGTAGTGATTCCAACCTTGAGTTCAACATCATGAAGGAGGGTGGTGGATTCATGAAGGCTGGCACTAAGTGTTATCTTGCATTGGAAGCAAGTAACGATGCCACAGCACCGACACTCCGGTTTGGTTCAGGTGATGCTGGTATGTATCAACCTGCTATCGGCAATATATCAATCGCTGCAGGTGGCGCTGAAGCATTGCGAGCAGAAGATCCAGCAGACCTGGCAGCAACCGAGACTTCACTTTGGTTATATGACGATGACAACGGCACGATGGAACAGGTGACAGTAGGTGCTGCTGATTCTGGCGGTACAAACTTTAAGGTACTTAGGATACCGAACTAATTTTGTGAGGAACTAAAGGGAAGGAAGAAATGAAAATTATTCAATTGCAAGATGCTGAGGTAAAAGTACTGCTCGAGATCATGGACGCCGGCGTTAGGAATCTGGGTCTGGCCTGTGCAAACAACGCAGCGGTGATCCTCAGTAAGATCAACAAGGCGGATGTGATACCGGATACGCCACCATTAGAAGTCGTCAAAGATAAATAGGAGATAGCAATGGCGAAGTGTTTAATTACTGAAGCCACCGCAGCCGGCAAGTTCGGAATGCAGGTGATGGGCCCGGGATCTGCCACGCAAGCAGTGACCTATACTACGTCGACAGCGAGTGTTGCGTTCGCGGCTGACACCAATCTAGTCCGTGTCATTGCTGATGCTGATGTTTACATTGCTTTCGGATTAACTCCGACTGCAACGGCGAACAGCATTCGCGTGCCAGCCGATACGGTTGAATACTTCGGTGTCCATCCACTCGACAAGGTGGCGTGTTACGACGGCAGCTC